TCAAACGACGTGTTTTAACCCGTTGAGTTGGTTGTGCTCTTTAACCGCGGCAAAGCGCTGCAGGTCGAGATAAGCCGCCAGGTCCGTCAGGTGTATGCCTTTGGCAGATTTCTGGCTTCGTTCCAGGCGGGTGATCGGCAGCTTGATCTGACCACTCATCACCTTGCGCTGGAACATATCCGGCGTCAGGTGTGTGAAGTAATCCCTGCAGACCAGCTCCAGCGAGATGATCGCCTGGCCGTCGTATTGGGCCATCAGGATAAAGGCCGTGTTCATGATGACTCCCTCACATCTGAAACGATTGATTAACGAATGCCGGCAGAGCCTTATGGTCGGCTGGTTTCGCCCCATCACCCTGGAGCTCGCAAACGAACCGATGCCGCGTTCGGTTGGGCGCATTCAGCGATTCGGTCAAGCCTGGCACGATAGCGGCGCATTGCTCGTAGGCATGAGGGCCGTTCCAGCTATCAGCCCTCACCACCTGGCAATCTGTACGGGTTGCATCCGCGCATAGGTAAAGCAAAAGAAAGACAGTCATGGTGCATTCCTCGCGCCGCAGTACGAACAGTCGTCGAAGCGCTGACGCTCGCTGAGAAAACGGCCGCAGCCTTCGCAGTTGGTTAGGTTGCTGTATGTCCTTGTGCGCTGGATCTTGATCTTGGGCAACCGCAGGCCGGCAGCCCGGAGCGCCTGTTTGTGATCGAGCAACGAGGCCCGCACAACGGGGCGTGAACGGGCAGCAATGTAGCCGCAAGGCCAGAGGTCAAAGCCCTGCGACCAGTAGCTCAATGCATCCTCGCTGCCGGGGTGAATTGCGCCTTCCAGATTGGCCGTCGGACCAGACCCTCCGAGCCAGACCAGATCGTTTCCATCCCAGTCACGTGCGTAGGCAACATAGAAACGGCCGTCCGTGTTGCGGTAGGCCTCAGCCTCGGAGCGGGTGAGATATTGGCAATCAACTCCGGTTTCTGATCGAGCCCGCGTGTAGCTCACGGGCAATGGCAAATCGGTTTGTCTGCTCTCATACTGCTTCAATGCGTGTTCCCGCGTGAACTGCTCTGCCTCGTCGAGATTCGAGGTGTAGCCGCCACCGTTGCGCCAGAACATTGCCCGGCTGCCGACGTTACTGCGGCTGTCCTGCAAGAAGAAGAGGTCAGACATGACCAACCTCCTGCTGAGCCACGCTCAGCGCAATCGCTACCGGCTGCACCCAAATCGACACATTGCTGAGCATGAAAGTCTCTCCAGCCTCGGAGAGCAGCAGCGTCATGCCGAACACATCGGCCATCGCCGTTGCCGCCGCGCGCGGTACCGCGTTACCGATCCGCTCCCGGTGGTTGCCGTCGTTGACACCGTCCAGCAGGAAGAACGGCGCCTGTTCGATCTTTCGCACACGCTGCATCACTTGGATTTCATGGGCGGTCTGCGGATCGGTTGACCAGTGATCCTCTGGATTAAACAGCGATTGCAGCGCGGCCAGCTCCAGCGTGGTGAAAGGGCGGTGCCAGGTGCCGTCGAGGCTGGTAATCATGCAGGTCAGCCGGTCGTTGGGCGCCGGCATGCGCTGGTCTGCAACCGACCACCGCCCGTTGTCGTGGCAGGCACTAGCTGAAACGGCGCCGGCTGGGTCTTTCCAGTCGACCACCCCGTAGTGCCCGCCAGTTAAGTAGGCGTCGCCCTTGGTGCGCGACATGCCCGGGCGCGGATCTGCGATCGATAAAGCGCCGCTGGCAACCTGTTGCGAGCCGGTCACGGTTTTTGCGCTGTCGCACCAGGACGTGATCCGCAGCTTTTGCGTGCTAGCGTTCGGGTGCCAGTTTTTGTAGGCGGGATCTGCCACGGCAAAAGCACCTTGCCCGGTGGTGCTGCCGGCGATGACGGTTCCGGCCGGTTTGCTGTAGTCGGTGACCAGGTACTTGCCGAACCCTTTGGACGGTTGTCGAGGGTCCGCTACGGCCTGCCCCCCGGAGGTTGGCTCGTGCCCAGCAGTGACAGTGCCGGCGGCTTGGTCGTTGTGCACAACGCGGAACACGTTGCTGTGGCGCTCGCCGCTCATGCGCGGATCTGCAACGCTGAACGTCCCCTGCCCAGGGCTTCGCTGACCGGTGACAACCCCGCAGTGGCGGTCATAGGGCAGAACGCCGTATTGGGTGTATTCGAATTTGCTGGTGGGCCGAGGGTCGGCTACCGAGAACTTGCCATTAGTTGGGCTCGACCGACCGGCCACAGTGCCGGCGGTGTTATGCCATTCGTGCACACCGAGATAACCGGCGCGGTATTCCGGCACGATTACAAAGTCACGCAGGTGTCCGTCCTCGATCGCGAACCGGCTCAGGCTGCGCCAATCCTTCCCAGCCTCGACCAAGGCCAGTCGTACCCACGTTTTCCACTGCAACGCCGGCACACGGTGCATTGGCCCTGCCTGATCGATATCGCCGGCTAATGGCATGCGACTCAGAACCTCGCCCACGGCGCGCAGGCTGCGCTTTTCCGGTTCGTAGAGGAACGCTGGCACTTTCTCGACGTGCCTGGCCACCAGCAAGAAACGCTTGCGGCTCTGTGCCAGACCACCGATTTCACCGCAGTCGTGGGTGGTCTCGGCCACGGCGTAGCCGTAGAAGCTGAGCAGTTTGTTGATCTGGTCCAGCAGGTGCCGGCCACGGGTAGCCAAACGCGGCACGTTTTCGAACACGATCAACGATACCGGGTTGTGTTTCCAGGCTTCGCACATCAGCCATACACAACGCAACGTCAGCTCGTTGAGCGCTTGGTATTTCGGCGTCTGGCTCATCGTTTCGGACAACAGGCCCGAGGCGCCCTTGCAGGGGCTGCTGATGAACACCGCGTCAGGATCTTCGTTGCCGGCGGCGCGGCGCAGATCCTCGGCGGTGGCCTCCGTCCAACCGGCAGGCGGGTGCTGGCCGTGGAAGGCGATGTACTGATTGAGGGTGAACAAGTCCATCAGCGTGCCAGGTACACCGGTCATCATTTGGAAGTCGCGCAAGCCGGCAGGATCGACATCGACCCCACCCAAGCAACGCCACTCGGCCTGAATAATGCCCAAGGCCGGCTTGGAGTCGCTGAAGCCGGCGGCGCCGCTGCCGAGGCCACAGCACATATGAAAGTGTTTAAGGGTACGTTTTTGTATTTGCATGGTGCTTCTCCTTTGAGGCGATAGGGGAGTTGCAGCTCCCCGTGGTTCGCCCGTTTTCCTATTCAGCGTGCGTATCGACGCGGTTTGTTCTTTCTGGCCTCGGCCAGCGCCGCCATCAGCTCGGCCCACTCGATCGATTTGCGTTGCTGCCGGACGCGGCTGCACGCTTGGTGTTTTCGGGTGGAACGTGCTTTGCCGCAGATGTCGCAGCAGCTTGGCAAGTCGAGACGCTTGGTCGCAATGGCCGGGCGGATGCGGCAGGTGTTGGAGTTAGTCACTGACCACCTTCCGTGTTGCAGGGGTGATGGATGTGATTTCGGCTCCAATGAGCATGTCTTTCAACCAGCCTTCGCCCCGAAGTCGGTCACCACCGTCATCCTCGCCACACTCCAGTGTCGAATCAGGTGCGGAGGGGTCGGCCATTTGAATTACGGCATAGGTGTCATCGCTTAACCTGATAGAACGCTGCTCCAGCTGACCGTAGGCAATGCCAACGGCGCAATCAATCACGATCAAGCCAGTGCAGTTACCGCCTACCTCAACCTGCATTTCTGCCCTATATCTCCAAAGCCCGAAGGTGAGACGCACTGCCTGCTTCGCCATTCGTCCTGAGCAGGTCAGGTTTGGGTCGTAGTTCATGCTTTAACTCCCGAAGTCGACGAGAGCTTCTGTTGGCGGGCAGTTTCGTACTCGCTGGACAGGATCTCGACCGCGCCGTCGATCCAGCCGCTGGTCGGCTCCCCTGCTGCGATGTTGGCCTGGTGCTCGACTTTGTTGATTTGAAAGCCCAGGTAGAAGTAAGCGGTGCCGTTCAACTCGAACTTGATCCCGCCCGACAGCATCAGGTTGCCGGTGTTCACCCCGAGCCGGTCCCAGTAGTCATGGGAGTCCAGACGCGGAGGGCAGTTATCTCGCCAAAGTGTCAGAAGACGTTCATGTTCGGCATGAATAGCCGCGCGTTCCTTCTTTGGTGTGCCTTTGGCCGGTGTTGCTGCATTGCGCAGCGTTCGATAGCCATATTCGTCAGGGCGGCGCCAGTGCATGTCGAGTTCACGGCTGGTGCTGAGCTTTACACCGCCAGCGAAATAGTCGGTGATGCTGTGCATGGGCGCGATATCACCGCCGAAGAGTCGGCCAAGGGTAACCATGCCTGCTTTCAAGGCATCTTTTTGTGAGTAAAACTCGCGAACGATGGCCACGGTTGCCGGTGCCGTGGATTTGTAGAAGTAGTCGGCCATGATCATTTCTCCCCTGCCAGCATGCGGGTCAGCGCGTTGGGTTGGCCTTCCGGCGTCAGTTTGTTGAGCGGTTGAGTGATGTGGCGACCGTTGCCAACACGCACGGTTGCAACCTGGCCATCAATCGCAGTGATTGTTTCTTTCCGAGCGCTAAAGCCGTAGCCACGGCCCTCGGCCTTGATTTGCAGGTAGCTGACCCGATCTCCGATAGCGAGTGGGTTCGTGGTAGCCTCTTCGGTACCGCCTTTGGGTTGATTCACTTGCATGGTGCTTCTCCTTTGGGGTGGTCGGTGTCGAGGGGTTGCAGCCCCTCGGCACCACTTCTTTTCCGACCTGGTCGGTGTCAGCTGAGGCGGTATTGCTTGCCGCTCTCGATCACATAAAAATTCACATCGCTCAGTCGATACACACCACCTGGGCCACCATGTACGACGAAGTTTTCGTAGGGCGCCTCGCCGACTCGCACCGGAAACAACTTGTCTGTCTGGTGGGCGTAATCGCTGGATTTCTTAATGTGCGCAAAGAGCTGCTGCCCTGATAGTTGACAGCCGTGAGGGCCATGAGCGGCTTCGAATCCCAGCCATGCATTGCGGGATTCCATATTCAGAAAGCCGTCATGATTGGAGCTGAGGTCATATCCGCGTGGCGTAGCCCACTCCTGAAATGCCAACTGCAGATTGAGGTTGTCGATTGTGTCTTGCATGGTGCTTCTCCTTTGGGGCTCCGACGTTGCAGCGTCTGGAGCAACTTCCGAGCGAGGATCAGTAGGGAATGAACTCCGGGCACACGCAGTACTCGACCTCGCTCAAGGCTTGCTCGCGTTGTTCATGACTGAGGTTGAGTAACAAGCTGAGCGCATCGATCAGTGCTTTCAGTTGCCCACCGTTTCTCGCTGCTCGCGGGCTGAGCTGATCGGCGTGCTGTTCGAGAAGGGAGGCGGTATAGACAGGTGCGAGTTTGTTGACAGTGCTGAGCAGTTGTTCAGCTTGTTCATCTACAGCGATGCCGAAAGCACTGGCTTGCTCGGCGGCAAGTTCTTCCAGAGCCAATGCATGCGGATGTTTTTCTGCTGACGGCGCAGCCAAGCGAACCAGCGCGATTCGGGTCCTCACTGCGTCGTTGCATTCGATGGGTTGGTTGCTAGTGATAATCACCGCGCCATGGAATTGAATGGGTTCCACTTCATTGGCTTGGCGGTAAATAGTTGCGCCGTTGTTGTACAACCCCTTCAACTCGTCCCAGTCGAACGCACTTTCTTCTCCGGTAGGCATCGACTCGAAAATCACGACGCTTTTACGTTCGCCGGCATTGGCGATTGTTCGCAGAAGCCCAGCCCGAGTTGCGTTTTCAGGGGCACACGCCGTAAACGTTGCTTTGCCAAGCAATTTTCCCAGATAGCTCTGCAAGGAAGACTTGCCGTAACCAGCACCACCGGTGATGTGTAGAAATGGGAAGCCCCACTGTTCAGTGCGAATTCCTTCAGCGAGTTTTGCACCGAGCGACCAAGCCATTATCACGACGCCTTCGGCGCCAAACGCGGCATGGAAGTCATCAAAGCGAATCGCGGTTTTCAGTTCGTTTTGCATGGTATTGCTCCTTGTAGTTACTGCGGTTAAGCGCCCTGGAATACCCAGCAGCGAATGGTTTTCGGTTTGTCGAACGCGTCCAGCGTCCGGGCCGAATTGACGGGCTTGTTTGACTCCAGAAACTTGGGTGACTTGCTGGTCTTGAGCAGGCGTTTCAGGTCGCTGAGCGCGGGTACCTGCTGGCGTTTGTTGGCTGCCATTTCCACGAACTCGTTGAGGTTCACGGCAATCAGCCCGTCCTTGCGTGCATGGTTGAGCGCGCCTTTTTCGTCCATGCCATTGAGGAATTCGTACAGGTCCCAAAATTCGCGCACGGTTGGGTGGTCGGCGTTGATTGCCTGCTGCCGTTCCAGCGCCATGCGGCTGATCTCTGCGTGTGCAAGGGCCTTGCGGTGTTCGCCGAGGGGCACGACACCGGCCAGCGCATCCACCAGGCTGCGAAGTTGGGCGTGGTTTTTGGCGATACGCACGGTGCGCACGCCAGGCTGGGCCAGCAGTTCCTGTTCGTAGCCGGAGGTGTTTTCCTCCATCAGGCGCATGGTTTCGGTTTCGCGTTGCAGCGCCTTGACCAGGAAGCCGCTGATGCTGTCCATCGGCATGCGTTCCAACTGCTCGGCGTACTGCTTGGTTTCCGGTGTGTGGTGCTCGCGCGTCAGGTGGACATGGCAAATGCGCTGCAGAATGGGTTCTGAAGCGTTCACAGGGTTGTTCTGCGCGATCAGCAGCGCGGCACGGAACGGAGGTTCGTGAGTGTCGTTGCCGTTGTTTTTCACACCGGTAGAGCGAACGCTGCGGCCGTTATAGGCGGTTTTCAGTTCGTCCCAGTCGAAGTGTTTAACCGGCTGGCCTTCCTTTTGTTCGCGCTCCGACTCGATCAGCACAACGGGCAAGTTACTGACCTGCGAGAAGTTGCGCGCACGGCTTGCGGCGGTCGCTTTGGACGGGTCGAAGCCTTCGTAATCAGTGCGTCCGACCGACTTCCACAGCAGCTCTACCAGTGTGGTCTTGCCCGATCCGGCTTCACCCACCAGCTCCAGGAACATCAGTGACTTGTGGATCTGACGGATTTGCTCGGCGTGCAAAGCACCCAGCCACCAGGCCAGCACCACCAGGCCCTGTACGCCAAAGCAGCGCCAGTAGATGTCGAACCAACCTTCGTTGTAGGCGTTGAGGTCGGTGTTGATATGCAGAACCGGCGAATGGCTCTGCGACTTGATGCTCAGCTTGCCGAGGTCAAAAAAGTCTTCCTTGTTGCGCACCTGCGCTTTGCCGCCGTGGAACGCCAGGTCGTTGAAGACATAGGCACCGTGGTCGCGGCTGTAGCCGATCCATTCGATGGTGTTCACGGTTTTGAGGCAGTCGAGTTGCGGCGCCAGAATACGTTTGAGCTGCTGGGCGCTGCCCTCGAACATCGCGCCGTTGCTGACGTTGAGCAGGCGGTTGGCGAACTCAGGTGCCGACGTGAGTTGCTTGGCCGTGAATGTGCTTTTGATGGCCGGCCCCTGTGGGCGCTCGATACGGAAGTAGTACCAAGCCTCGTCCGTGAGGTCGTTGCGCATGTAATACAGCGCCTGGAAGTTGCAGTTGGCGATGCTGGTGACTGAACCGGATTGGCGCAGTGCCTTGTAGCGCCGCTGTTCCTCGGTTAGCAGCTGGTCCTCGTGGCGTTCCGAGCTTTCCAGATCGCCCATGGCGCGGTCGTACTTATCAATATCCAGGCGAAACCAATACAGGCGCTTGCGGAACGTGAAGTTGAATTCCTTGCGCTCATCGCGCAGGTAAATGAGAAACCCTTTTTCCTCAGCAGAGTCAGCCAGCAGCAGGTCGCCGTGGTGGCGTGCTTCATCAAGGTCCTGCTCGACCTGCTCGGCGCGCTTGTCATCGCCTTCGATTGACTTCCACCGCAGGTGCAGGTCGTTCCAATCAACTTTCCTGCCATTGGGCTGTGGGATCACCGCCGCCTTGCAAGTGAAGCCCAAGTCGCGAGCTTCCTTCGCCCAGCGGCGCATGTTGGCCTTGGCAACGGGCTCGTTGTCGAGTGCCCACACCAGCACCGGCAAACGCTTGTCGGCGTCGTGGCGAAGCTTGACCAGGGCCTTGAGCGAATCAATTGGGCAGGGGGCGCTGGACATCATCGACACGGCCGATACGTCGTTATGCACCAACGCGATAGAGTCGAAGATTCCTTCGACTATAAACAGCTCGTCCACCTCGAGCAGGTCCACGCTCGGCGGGCACCACCAGACGCCTTTGTAACCGGGCTGACCTTCACCCGTCGGCCGGAAGCGCGCTTTCATCTTGCCGAACCGGTCTGGCCGATCTATCAGGCGCTCCCAGTAGCCACCTTTCTCAAGGGGGAAACGTACCGTGGCGCTGCCAATGTTCAGCCGACCATCCCAGTAGTTGTCCTGGCTGAACCAACCAGCAATCAGCTCAAACTTGAAGCCCCGCGCAAACTCAAGGTAGGCGCGTGCCGTGGCAAGCGGGTTATCAGGCGTCGAAGGGGCGGTCTTGCTCCAGTCGTTGAACAAGTCATCGTAAACGTCCTTGACGTGGACACGGTGGTCGCACTTTTCCGGCCGTCCGCAGATCAACGTCCAGGGCGAATCGTAGAAGGTGTACAGGGTTTTCTGGCCGCAACTTGGCGCCGGGCATACACCCTTGCGCATGTAGTTCGTGCCGGGCATGTGCTTGAGCTGGTAGTCGCGCTCAATGCGTTGGATGACGTCGGCGCGCAGCCTTTGTTCCATTTCCATCGTGGCTTACTTCGCTTCGTCGAGACTGTGTTTAAGAGCGCCAATCAGGCGTTTTTGTGCGGCCATTACCGGGAAGGCCGCCAATAACGAGCCGTGCCGCAAACCCACGGGGATCCGGCGAAACCGATCGTCGTGCCAGTGCTCGTTGAACTGGATCGAGTATTGCGCGCGCAGCTCCTGGAGCAGGGCTTCGGCCTGTTCGCGGGGAAGTTTTGCGGTGATGGCAACGTCGATTTCCATGGTCCACCTCAGATTTCAGGCAAAGCTCACCCAAACCCATTGGAAATGGGAACGGGTGGGGTTAGTCGGGGGTTATGGCCTTACCAGACGCAGTCGGCAGTTGTCCGGTGCATTGAGGATGCGTTGGTAGATCATGCTGATCGGTACGGCCCAAGTTTGGCCGCTGGCAGGATCGGTGATGACCGCGACGTTGCTGGAGCTAGCCTTGATGTCGAGTTGGTGACGGTCGTTGTTGGATTTCAGTTCGCCGTAAGCACGGTTGACCAGTTTTTCAGCTATTTGCCATGGCACCTCTAGGCAACCTGCCAGGTGCTGCACCGCGCGGGAAAACAGCAATTGGTCGCTGCCCAGGTGTTCGCACTGATGGCGCTCTAAAAAGGCGAGTGCAGCGGTCTGCATAGTTTCTTGGTATTCCCGATAATCAAGGTCGATAGCATTTTTCATCAAGCTTGCTCCATTTCCATTTGGTCCAGCAGATCGGGTTGGGTAGTTGCCGGCGTCAGGTTACGGCGCGCTAGCAAGCGCACCTTTGTAGGTGCCGTGGGAAGGACTTGCAGAGGGTGTTCGAGCCCCGTCGGGCTGAGCTGATACTCCCAGACCAAGGAGCCAGAGAATGTGGCACCGCAGAGCAAGCTGGTGCATTCCGAGTACACAGAGCGGAAGCAGGGGGTTTGGCCTTCAGACGTGCGAATGCGCATCGGGCTGCGGCAACAGGGGCAAACCAGCTTGTAAGTGCTCACTATTTCGTCCCCTTACTGTTTTTTCTTGATGCCGAGCAAGACCGCTGCGCGATGAGCTTCACCGCGCAGACATTTCTGCTGTCCGTTCAAAACCGCATAGACCGTCGATAGGTTGAATCCGTTTTTCTCAGCCCAGTCTTTGGCCGTGATGCCGAGATCCGCTAAGCGATGACGGGCCTCTTGGCATGCTTGCTCGTGTGCATATGTGGGGTGCATAGTTCAGGATCGTGTGATTTCATGTGATAGTGCAGTGATTATTTCCCAGAAAAATGTGCATGTAAAGAAATTATGGAGAGAAATGTGGGTATTGGTGGTCGACTTAAGGGTGAACGTGAGCGTTTGGGGTTCAATCAAACTGAATTCGCGGCAGAAGCAGGAGCTTCGAAAAACAGCCAATACAACTATGAGAAAGGCGTGAGCAGTCCTGACGCGTCGTATCTCGCCGCCGTGGCCGAAAAAGGTGTGGACGTTCTATACGTTGTGACCGGCGAACGTAAACCGACTTCGCTTGAAAGCATCACCGCTGAAGAAGCTCAGTTAAACGTTTATTACCGCACAATGGCTGATGCTGATAGGCAGTCTCTAATGAGGATGGCCTATGCACTAGCGAGCGCAGCGGTGCCAAAATAGCTCAGATAAATTCTCGCAGTCATCGGCAAGTTACAGCATTTGCGATTTCTCTCACGCAAAGTGTTGAGAGTGCCTAGCTGAATAGCACCTTCACAGCAGGCGCCTGAGTCACGGATTATTTAATTATCTATTAAAGTAACGGGCAAATATCTCTGCTAAAGAATTTACTTTCAGTCTTGCGTTGATATCGTGTCGATGCGTTTTGACTGTTTTTATTGAAATGGACAGTTTGCTAGCGACTTGCTCGCTAGAGTAGCCGCTAAATAGAAGTTTAATGACTTCCATTTGGCGGCTTGTGAGTTCTTTGTTCAGTTGTGCCATTACTTTTTGCCATTTTGGGCGCTTGCCAGGTGTTTTTTCTATTATCTGTTCGAAGTTCATGCGTAGTCGCATCGTCGCGATCACCCAAGGGCTGATAACCTCTAACAGTGACACCTGTTTTTGCGAGAAGCGAGTTTTGCTGCCGAGGGAGAGACATAAGGTTTTATTGTTTTCCAGTTGGACGTTGAAGCTTACTTCATCTGAGGAGATGTAATGTTTAAAGTATGTGTTGTAATACTCTGTCTTAAGGAAATGTGTCGGTGCGATATCTAAGAGGTGAAGCAGTCCACTTTTTGGATTTTCGCGGTTGGTGATGTAAAAGGGGTCAAGCATATAAAGCCCGTTAACATAATTGTTAAGAAGGCCATCTCTTTCCGTTTCGTCTGTCCATTCGATAAAGCTTACTACTTCGATGCCTGTATCGCTGAAGATCAATGCTACCCAGTTATCAACCTTTACGTACTCATTCAGCAGACGTACTAAGGCACCCCAAAAATTGGGCGTTACGATCTGGTCTACCAGTACTCCGAACGAGCGATGCCAAGCAAAGTTTTCGATTTTGATCGACATCTCGTCTACTCCCAAAGACCTAGGTATTGGGGTGTATTCCCAATGCTCTCTGCACCGGTTACAGTAATTTCTGGATGCAGATACCACTCGGTATAGCCGGTCGCATAAGGACTTGTTATGAAAAACGCACAATGGTTTCCTCTTGTCACAGCTTTTGTACTCGGTGCAGGGTTTTGCGCCTCAGTGATGGCTAGTGGTGACAGAGTTCGGCTCTATAACTGGTCTGAGCTGATCGCGCCTGATACCCCCAAGGACTTCAAAAAAGAGACTGGAATTACAGTCGTGAACGGTAGTTTTGACACCGCTGACGTGATGCTTGGCACAATTATGGCTGGGCGGTCAGGGTATGACGTGGGGGTAGCAACTTCGAACGTGTTGCCCACTCTTATCCAAGCGGGGGCACTCCAAGAGTTAGATCGTTCAAAACTGAGTAACTGGAAGCATCTCGATCCCGAGGTGTTGAAACTGTTAGAGGCAAACGACCCCCAGAATCGCTACGCAATTCCATACCTCTTGGGAACCACTGGCATAGGCTATGACGTCGATAAAGTTAGGAGCGCTTTAGGGGATAACGCGCCTATTGACAGCTGGGATATAGTTTTCAAAGAAGAAAATATCAGCAAACTCAAGCAGTGCGGAGTCGCAATGCTCGACGCTCCGAGCGAGATGGTTTCCATTGCGTTGCACTATCTCGGCCTGCCGCACAACAGTACAAATGCCGATGACTATCAAAAGGCGCAAGAGCTATTGCTGAAGATTCGTCCCTATATTCGCTATTTTAATTCTGGAAAACTCCCTCAAGAGCTGGCGAATGGGGATGTTTGCTTGATTGTTAGCTGGGCTGGGGATGCAAGCGTAGCTATGGATGCAAGCGCAAGTGCAAAAAACGGCCGCAGGATCGCATATAGCATTCCGAAAGAGGGTGCCTTGGTCTGGTCTGAAAATCTGGTCTTACTGAAAGATGCTCCACATCCGGAGCAAGGTGTGGCGCTTTTAAACTATTTGATGCGGCCAGAAGTCATTGCCAAAGTTGGAGCCCACACCGGATATGCCACCGGTAACAAAGATGCTGAAATTCCGCTTACTAAAAATGTGATCGAAAACCCGGGACTCAAGCCAAGTCATGAAGTTATGAAAACGCTATTTCCACTCGAGTCACTACCATCAAGCATGGAGCGAATCCGAACGCGCATCTGGACAAAAGTTAAAACCGGATGAGGAACTTGAGGGGGAATAGATTTGCTTGCTCATTTCTTGAGATAGCCTGAATTCCTCCCCGTTCAGAAATGAGGGTGCTGAACCACCCTAGCTACTAGGCAGTAAGCGTGAAGCGACATATGTCGGAAAGCCTCAAATGTCTGGCGCTTGATCTTGGACGCTTAGACGTATTTTTGGGCGGCTGTGGCGTGGTTCCCGGAAGCGGGATGCGTCGGCACCTGAAGCCCGCCACGTGTGAAAAGGAGTATTCCATGTCGGATGACAACAGTGATTCAGGAGCAGGTGTGTACCCTGTTGAAGCACAGGCGATGGGCAATCAAGAAGAAAGGTTATTGCAGATGTTCAGCCTGATTAACGTTGAGCATCAAAATGATATTCTGCGTTTGTTGGAGGCCTTGACTCTCCTTTCAGAATAGGAAGGGAAGAACCCCGGCCAACCGCCGGGGTTAGGTTTACGTGTTGCGCTGCATTTTCCCCCATTCCCGTTCAACCGCCCGCTTGGCCGTCTTCTCGCTCGCATACAACCAACGTAGCCGCTTCGGCTTCGTCTGACCCCCGGCGGTTACCATCTTTTCTTTCCCGCTTTTCTTGTCCCGATAATTCGCACTGACCCCCGTGTTATCCCCCGCAGTCTCTTCTGCCAGGCCTTCAACCGTGTCTTCCGGCAGCTTGCTTTCCAGCTCCAAACTCATCGTATAGCCGCTGTCAGCACTGAGGCTGTGTTGCACATTGCCGCCGTACCAGATGATCTCGTCGATTTCTTCCTTCACTCCCTGGAGCGTGTAGGTCAGTTCGGGGATCAGGTCTGGCCGGCCCATGGCGAGGGTGTAGCTGAGGGTGGCGCTGCCGCGCTGCAGCCGGTTGAACTCGGCACGCGCGGCACGCAGGGCGGATGGTTTATCGCTGTAGGTGTGGCGCAGATCCTTGAGGTTATCGCCACCGCCGGCAATGGCTTCCTGTTTCTTGGCGCTGTTCACGTCGTAGTAATACGCTCGCACACCGTCGTAGCTGTCGCGATCGGCCTGCAGGTAGCGGTGCTGATCACCGTCGGCACGGGTCAGGGTGATGTGGGGCAGATCCAGGCCACTGGCGGTCTTGCCACCACCGGCCGGAAGGCACAGCAGACACCCCGCCTTGACGGTGGCCACCGCGTCGAACTCCTCCCCAAGACGGCAAATCAGATTGGCATCGGATTCGTTCGCCTGGTCGAGCTGCAGTATGGCTTGTGCGCCCAGGGCGTCGGACACCACGGCCTTCAGGCTATTGCCGGTGGCGATATCGCGCAACACCTCGCCCAGGGTGGTGGTGTTCCAGCTGCGCTCGCGTTTGGTTTTCAGCCCCTTACGCAGATCGGCCGATCGGGCGCGAATGCTCAGCACGTCGGGCGCACCGCTGTGCTCGGTTTCGTCGACGGTGTAGGTGCCCTTGTCGACCAGGCCTGTGTCGCTCCAGCCGAGCCACAACTGCAGCACGGCGCCCCTGGGCGGGATGGACAGCAGTCCGTCATGATCACTCAGGGTGACACTGAGCTGGTCCGCCTCCAGACCGCGATTGTCGGTCAGCTCCAGCCCCATCAGCCGTGGACTGATCAAATGCGCAATGTCGTTGCCGTCGACCGTCAGGCGAAACGCCGGAACGGGATAGGCGGTGAGGTTGCGGTATTTTTCGAGCGCGTCGGCCAGGTAGCCGGTGACGCCGGCAATGGCGGCTTCGATCACAACAGACCTCGCAGGACGTTGAGTCCGCTGCTGATGGCGGAGCCGAGCAGGTCGATGCGTCCGTCATCGATGCGCTTGAGCGACAGGTTGAACTCGATCCGCCGAGCGGCGCCGTCCGGAAAGAACAAGCTGCGGGTCTCGCTCACGCTTTCAATGATCCACAGTCCGCACAGGCGCCCGGTGCCCTCGATCATCGGCCAGGCCTTGCCGGTGTCGGCCATGAAGCGCAGGGCGTCCAGACTCAGGGCGGTACCGGCAAGCTCCGGCAGGATGATGCCGGGGAGGGTGATGGCGTCTTCACCGCGTCCCAGGAACTGGCGCGCGGGCTGGGCGCCGATGCGGTTACTGCTGGGATGGCGCCAATCCGTCTGGCGTTGCATCTCCTGATACGCAGCTGTGTGCAGGCTGAACACGAACATGCCGAGGGCAAGCATCATAAAAACTACTCCAGGTCAGTCAGGCGGCTGCGTTGGCGGGCGGCTTTCTGGCTGGCATGACTCGCCAGTTCGGCGCGCACCGCACGCGCGATCGCTTGGGCATCCATGCCCGGTGCGGGGTGGATATTGATTTCGTAGTGATCATGGCTGTCATAGGACGGTGCGGCGGCGCTGCTCAGTGGCGGGCGCTCATCCACCGCCAGTGCCGGCATCGACGCCGTCCCCACGGCCAGCATGCCGGCGGCCGTGAGTTGCTGAGTCATCCGGCCCATCGAGCTGAGCGGGCCTTTGGCCCCGTCATCCAGTCCTTGGGTGAGCCCTTCCATGGTGAATCCGCCCAGTTCGGCGAACACCCGCGAGGGGCTGTGAATCCCCAGCTTTTCCTTAAACCAGCCGGTGGCGGAGTCGCCCAGCTCCGACATGGTTTCTTTGAGTGCGCCGAATTTGTTGGAGATGCCATTCACCAAACCGTCGATGATCATGCCGCCAAAGCTGGTAAAGCGGTTCGGCAGATCCACGCCCAGGTACGACATCACCCCAGCGAAAGCCTGGTACAACAGGCCCAGCGGGCTGAAGTTCATCAGGGTCTGGACGATGCCCCCCACGCCGCCGCTGAAACCGGCTTTGATCTCCGCCCAGGCGTTGGTGAAGTAGCTTTTGACCGCGTCCCAGTTGGCGTAGATCAGGTAAGCGGCGGCAGCGATCGCCGTGATGGCCAGGCCGATCGGGTTGAGCATCAAGGCCCGGCCGATCATCAGCAGCCCCTTGGCGACAAAGGGCAGCACGGTTTTACCCAGGTTCCAGAACAGGCCAATCAAACCGGGCAGGCGGATGCCCAGTTGCGCGAGCATCAGGCGCAGCGCGATGAAGGGCAGTAAGGCGCTGCCGACCGTGACCAGTAATCCGCCCAACCCCACGGCCAGCGCCGCCACAATGGCCACCGTCTTGACCAGGCCGGAGGCCAGTTTGGGATTCTCTGCTGCCCAGGATTTCACGTCACGAATGATCTCCGTGACGGACTGCGCCAGTCCGCGCAGCGGGCCATCCTGCTGCTCCTGCAGTTCAATGCCCAGATCCTGCCAGGCACTGCCCAGGGTGGTCAGGTCACCTTTGAGGTTATCGGCCATGACCTTGGCGGTTTTGCTGGCTTCGCCTTCGGTTTTTTTCAGTGTGGCGATGAGCTTTTGCAGTTCGCCAGAACCAGCCTGGTCCACCAGTTGCGCCATGCCCTTGACCGCCTCGGCGCCGGCGATGGCCTTGAGCAGCCCGCCCTTGGTGGCGGTGCCCATGCCTTTGGTCTTGTCGTGAATCTCTTTGAGAATGTCGGGCATCTGCCGCAGGTTGCCATTGGCATCGACCGTGTTGATCTTCAATTGATCCAGAGCCGCCGCAGCGGCTTTGGGCGGCGTGGCCAATCGGTTCATGACGGTGCTCAGCGCAGTACCGCCCATGCTGCCTTGCAGACCGGCGTCGCCGAGTTTACCCGCCATCGCGGCGGCGACTTCCAGCTCGACGCCATAGGTCTTGGCCATCGGCGCCGCATATTTCATGGTTTCGCCGAGCATGGCCAAGTCGGTGTTGGAGCGGGTGAAGGTGCCCACCAGGACGTCACCGAGCCGCCCCATCTGGTCGGCCGACATCCCCAGCCCCGACATGATATTCGAGGCGATATCGGCGGTTTGTGCCAATTCAGCGCCGCCGGCCGCTGCCAGATCGAGCATGCCGGGCATGGCGTCCTTGATGGCTTTGGGATCGAAACCCGCCATGCCTAGAAAACCTTGGGCATCGGCGGCCTGGCCAGCGGTGAACATGGTTGAACCACCCAGCTCCCGAGACTGATTGCGCAGCCCTTTCATTTCGTCGGAATTGCCGTCCAAGCGGGTTATGGCCTGCACCCGGCTCATGCTGGCATCGAACTCCATACCCGGAGCAAGCACACGGGCACCGCCATACAGGGCCGCGCCGCCTGCGGCCATGCCGGCCGCGCCTTTGCCCGCCAGTTGCCCGGCGAACTGCTGCTGTTTGTCATGGATGCCGCGGGCTTTGGCCAAGGCATTTTGCTGCTTGGTCACCGCGCTCAGCCGTTCCTTTTGCGTGGTCAACGCACGATTGGCCGCATCGATAGACGTCTTCAGACGGCTTTCCGTGGTGCCCAGTTGAGTAGTGGCGATGCCGGCCTCTTTCAGTTTGGCGATGTGGGGGGCCAGCCCCCGGCGCTGCTCCTGGAGTTTGCCGGTCAAGTCGCGCACCGCTTCATGCGCCTTGCGAAAATCGTTTTTAAACTTGGTCGACGCTTCGCCACTGCTGCCCAGGGCTGTTTTCATGTCGCGCAGGTGGGCCTGCGCTTTGACCAGATGCGTGGAGGTGCCCGCGATGGCGTCCTGTTGTTTTTTGAAGGACGACACGTTGGCCTGTTGCGTCTTCAACGCCTTGAGTTGCTCGTTGGCCGCTTTCAAGGCTCGGGCGGTCTCGGTGCTGCCGCCATAGATCTTTTTCAACGGGCCAGTCACGCGATCAATGGCGTTGAGCAGTACCTGGATTTTTAAATCATTGGCCATCGGCGCTATGCCTCACCCGTGCGCGTTCGCGCCACTGCATCAATTCCTTCAGGCCCAGCCCATCCATGTCGGCCGGTGCCCAGTGAAAAACCACGGCCAGATCCGCCATGGCGTCTTCTACGCAACGAGGGATGCGTCCGTCTTCATTGACTTCGGCAACAAAAAATTCATGATCTTGCTCCCGCAAGCCACCAGATCAGCCGGGTCCATGTTGGCCACTTCCGGAGCACTGATGCTCGGGGTGCAGAGACGCGGCAGGACCTTGATCAGGCTGGCCACGTCCAGGCCCAAGAGTTCAGACAATTGCACGCCGCGCAGTTCGCCGGCACTGGGCTTGCGCAAGGTCAGGCTGGTGATTTCCTGCAGACCACGTTTGATCGGGGTTTCGAGGACGATGACGTTCTCGTTGACGGCGATTTCTTCGGCGGAGGCGTCAGTGTTGGCGTTTTCCGGGGTGGTTTTCATGCGGTATTCCTTGGGTAGTTGAGCTTAAAGGGTGGGTTTGATCAGATGCCCAGCGCGTTGCGCTGCTTGGCGAGCAGGTCGACGCCGTCGACCTTCTCGATGAAGTTGAGCAGGTCGATTTCGATGATGTCTTCGCCGTCGACCGTCAGCTTGTAATAGCTGCAGGTGGTGGTGATGCTGTGTTCGGTGTCTTCGCCGGGTTGGGCATCGCCCATCTCGATGGTTTCGTGACGACCGCGCACCACGATTTCGACGTTGCTCGTCTCCTCGGTGTCGTCCTGCTGAAAGGCGCCGGTGAAGCGCAGCAGCACACCGGAGGCCTTGATCATGCCGAACTGGCGCAACGAGATCAGATCGAGGCCACCGGTTTTCCATTCCAGTTGAATGCCGTCGTCGGAAAAGCCCAGGTCCGCCTTGACCGGGCCGTTCATGCCGCCGCCGCGATAGCTTTCCATCTTGCGACCGAGCGAAGGCAGGGTGACGGACTTGGAAACGCCCAGGTAGCTATGGCCGTCGTTAAAAAGGTTCAGGTTCTTGAGTTTGCGGGGCATGGCCATGAAGGGGTTCTCCGATCGGCGGGTGGGTGGTTGCCTCCCTCACAAAGGGAGGCCCGGGTTAGCTCTTGATGCGGCTCGAGAAATCGACCAGGTAACGGTCGGTGATGCGCTGACGCAGGGTCAGGTTCTCCAGCGGCGGCACCGGGGTGTAGTCGTAATCGATGTAGAGCTGGCCGGCCTTGAGCGTGGTTTCGTCGTTGATGTCGTCAGGGAACCAGGCACTGCCACCGATCAAGTAACCACCGGCCACCATTTCGCGGAACTTGTCGTTGATGCTTTCGAGCATGTCGCGCACCAGCGAAGGGTGCATGGGGATGTCCATGGCCCACATTTGCGCGTTGGCCATGGTGTCGGCCAGCACGTGGGCGGTACGGGTGTAGTTCTCGAAAGCGAACAGCGGGTCAGTGCTGCAGGTGCGACTGCCCCAGAAGCGATAACCGCCCTCGTTGATCAGGGTGGTGACTTCATTGCCGTTGAGGTAGTTGGCATCGGTGGCCGTGTTCTGCAGGTCCCAGAACACGTCGGCACTGATCCCGGTGACGCCGTTGACGGCGACGTTGGACAGGGTTTTATGCCAGCCAATTTCCTGGTCGATCTTGGCGCGCAGGCCCAAGGCACGGGCCACGGCAGGCGCGGCGACGGTGGCACTGGTGGCGGTGTTCCAGTTCTGGAAGTCCGGCCAGATGACCATGACCTCGCGTGCACCGAAGTTCTCGCGGTAGGCGGTGGCTTCTTCCTTGGTCTGGCAGTCCCACGCGCTGACGTAGGCGAAGGCGCGCAGTTGCTGGGCAATGGCGACCAGCGCGGTGGCCACTGGCAACGAATCCAGACCTGGCACACCCAAAATACGCGGGGTGACCTTCAGGCGGCCTTTGGACGCGAGCAAGGCTTTCATGCCGGTGTATTTGCCGCTGGCATTGGTGGTGCCGATCAGGTTGCTGGTGGTCTCGGCGTCAGTCTTGCCCTTGGTCACCCGCACCACCACGGTGAGCGGTTTGGTCTGGTCGGCGATCGCCTGCAGGCTGGCGGATAGGGTGCCTTCGGTACCGGCCTTGCCGATCGCGGTTTGCACGTTGGTGATCAGGACCGGGGTGTCCAGGGGGAAAACGGTGGGGTCCGCGTCTTCGGCGGTACAGACCAGACCGATGACAGCGGTGGAAACGGTGCGAATGGGGCGAGTGCCCTCGTTGATTTCGAGGACACGGACGCCGTGGTGGTATTCGTCGGCCATGAGGTTGCCTGCGCAGTGATGAAAGACTCTGCACAGGCTGCCGCGCGCGCGCCGTTGGGGCGAGCGCGCAGGGTTGTAGGCAGGGGCGTTACAGGCAACAGAAAAAAAGGCGGGCAATTGTGCCGGCGTTAGTGGCGCTGCTCCATGAGCCAGCCGGGTTGGATTGGGCGTTGGTCTTGCCGGGGAAAGCCTGACGCCTGCGGCCAGTCACGCAATTGCCGGCGGTACTGCTGCAGTTCGCTGTATTGCTCCACGCTCAGGGTGCAGCGCGATTGGCTTTCCAGCTCGTCGCGATGACGCGAGACGCGGGCATCGGTGACCAGGAGCTCGCTGTCACGCCAGGCACGCTCGATGATGGCCAGGGTCTCCTGTGACGCCGGCAGCGGGTCAGCGAGCATGGGCAGGCCATCGTTGCCCATCACCACACGCTTGCCCTGCGCCGGCCCCGCGATCAACTGCGCGTACAGCTCGTCGGTAAGTTCGACGGCGTCTTCAGGAATGTTGTCGCCGTTGATTTCGACGCTGAAGAAACCGGCGGCGGACGCTGAATAGAACATGTTTTTCTCCCCTTAAAAACCAATGGCGAACCAGTCAAAGCCCGCTCCAGAAGGCGCATTGTTGAGGTTCAACAGCACCGTGGCGCCGTACGCATTTCTTGAGTGGTTACCGACATGGATGGCCACATTGGGCGCGAACCACCGCGCGGTCGCGGTAAAGCCACGGACGGCGTTGGGGAAGGCGACCGGAAAGCTGAACGAGGCGTAGCCATTGCCATCCGAAATGCCGGCCCCCCATTGCAGAATCGTGCCGCCTTCCAGTTTTTGGTATCCGCTTTCTCCCATGTAGCGCTGGAAGCTGGACAGGTGGGCATAGTTGGCCGCTACCCAGCTTTCGAACGCCAGGTTGCCAAAGTCAGAGCTGTCCACCTCCAACTTGACCTTGCCGGCCGCGTCATAACCGATTTTCACCTGGTTTGAATACTGCCCGGCCCCTGTGCCCTGTTGCACCGGGGTAAAGCCCAGTTTCGGCTCCTTGCCGGCCAAGGCTTTGGCCATGCTCGCGGCAAACTCCGGATCGTTCGCCAGTGCCTGGGCCAGTCCGCCCAAGGTTTTCAGTCCCTCGGGCGCGGAGCCGATCAACCTGGTGAGCGCTGCCTGCACAAACGCGGTATTGGCCAACTGCTCGGTATCGGTACCCGCTGCCGCCGTCGGGGCGGTCGGTGTGTCGATGAAAGCGGGCGAGACCAGCGGCGCCAGGCCCTCGGTGATGTTCTGAAAGGCCAGTTCCGTCTCGCCTAGCTCGATCGGCGCGTTGGTGGTCAGCAGCCACAAGGTATCGGCGTGGATGCTGCCTTCCTGCACGACCACGGTCAGGCCGGCAGTCACCTGCACGCTGGAACGGGCGTCGGCCGTGCGTCGCCACACGCCGAGGCCGGCGATGTAGAGGCCGTTGTCCGCCGCGCGCGCCTGCTGTTTGACCAGGACGCGATCGCCGGCGGCCAGGGCCACGTCATCAATGGTCTGCAGGTCGGTCAGGGCGATGTTGGTCGTGGTCGCCACCCGCACGGCCTGCTTGGCGCCGCGCTTGTCCAGTTCCTCGCGCACTTTGCTGTTCACGTAGGTGTGGGAGGCGAGCACCACGCCGGGATTGAACTGCAGCTCAATGTTGCTGGTGTTGCTCACGGCAATGAGCATGCGCACCACCTGCGTGCGGCCGGTGCCTTGGGTCAGTAGCGGTTTGAACGACGGCGCGCAGTTGGCCACCGCGACCAGGTCGCCGTCCGCGTCATACAGACCCAGCTCACGCACCCACCAGCCACCGACGTTTTCCGGCAGGATCTGCTCGGCCAGGATCAGAGCCGGGTGCTCCGGATCGACGCTCAACTGATTGAGCGGTGCGCGCCGGCGTTCGTTGATCAACTGGGTCTGCGAGGCCGCCGGAACGGGGTCGGTGCCGTTGGCATCCCCGACACCCATGTCGGTGATTTTCCAGCGCTGGCCCAAGGCGTCAGCAGCGGCCTGTTTGGCCAGGCCCACGGTGGTGAGGATGGCGGAGAACTGCGAAGTCTGGTCGATCATGGGGTGACATCCGAAGGGGTAGAGGTGTAACCGGGCGGGTACACGGTGATTTCGTCGCCTTCCTGGACACAGGCGCCGAGGTAGAAACGCCCGGCGGTTTCCAGGTTGATGGCCAGCCCGATCAAGTGCCGGCTGCGCGGCTTGGCGTCATCGATGAGAAAGGTCAGCTCCTGGTACACCTCATCGGTGATGCCGGTATCGAGCACGCCGACCTTGATGGAAAACGTGCCCGGCACGCCTTCGGGTCGCAGCTGCCACCACTCGACGACCTCAATCAGGTAGCCCAACGGTTCCACCACCCGGCGCAGCGCGCCGATGGTGCCCTTGTGCGAATGGATGTAATAGGCCGAGCGAATGGCGGCGCGCTTGGTGGTTTCGCTCCACTGGCTGTCCCAGCGATCCACGGAAAACGCCCAGGCCAGGTACGGCAGCAGCTCGAGCGGACACAGCGACGGGTTCCACAACTGACGCAACGGCACCGGCGTGCGCTGAATCTGCGCCAGGGCCTCGGCGGCCAAGCGCTCCAGGTGCGTGGCATTCCCGGGCAGCAGCGAACGGTTCTTCATCAATCCACCCCCGGTATAAGCTTGATGTCGGTGCAGTGCGGCGCTTGATAAGGGGTCGCGCGGATGTCCACCCAGTTCTCCAGCTCGACCTTGCGCACACCCTCCACGTGCAGCGCCGCGTGCAGGGCCGATCGGGAGACTTCCATGCCCAGACGTCGGCGTTGATGGACGAAGGCCAGCAGTCGTTTTTCGGCCGCCGCGAGGATGGGCTCGGACTCCGGACCGCTGGTTTTCAGAAACAGCCGAGCTTTGACGGTGTATGGGATGACCTCAGCGCTTTGGGTCGTCAGGCGATCGGCCACGGGGCGGCGGTCGTCATCGCTGAGGTAAGTGTCGACGGTCTTGATCAATGACGGATCGGCGCTGCCATCGCCCAGCAGCGACTGCACCGTGACCACCACCACCGCCGGGGAGGGGCTTTCGGCCGTGGCATCGGCCACCTGCCCATGGGCGGCGCGTGCATGAAAGATGTAGCTATTACGCGGGCCGGCCGTGCTCAAGCCTTCCCACGCCATCTGCGCACGCTCGCGCAGGCTGTCATAACTTTCCAGCACCTGCGGGATGGGCGGCACGGCTGTCGGATCCGCCTTCTGCACGACCATCCGGCGCACGTTGTAATTGGCGGCCAGGTTCTCCAGGTCAGAGCCTTGGGCCAAGGCCAGCATGTTGGCCACAACCCCCTCGTTGACCCGCTGTCGCCAGAGCATTTCACGATAGGCGTTTTCTTGCAGCAGCTTGGTCAGGGGTTCGGATTCCAGAGCGAGGCGCGCGGCAATGTGCGCTTGTTCTTCCACTGGCCAGAGGCTGATGGCGTACGCCTTGCGCTCGGCCAGGATCACCTCATAGTCGATCTGTTCGACGATTTGCGGTGCCGGTAACTGGCTGAGGTCGATCGGAACAAAGGTGTTCATGCGCTGGCCCCCAGTTGCAGCGGAATACGCAGGTTCTGTACCCCGTTGGCATCGACCAGGGCCGCTTCCAGGTCCAGCTCGACCTTGCCTTGCAGATTGGCGCCGCTGAACTGCACACGGCTCAAGGTCATGCGCGGCTCCCAGCGCATCAACGCCATCGCGGTGGCGGCGTACAGGCGCAGGCGCGTGGCGTCATTGAACGGCTGGTCGACCAGCTCCGGAATCAGCGAGCCGTATTCGCGGCGCATGACCCGAGTGCCCAGACGGGTGCTCAGGATGTCCGCACAGGACTGGATGATGTGGTCGACTTCCTCGATGGCCGCGCCGGTTTCACTGTTCATGTGGGTAATGGGGCTCCTGATTGGTCATTGCCGGCTTTCACACCGCCATGCGGATGCTGGACCAGGCTGACACCGGCCGCGACGACATCGTCCGACACGGTGACGGCGCCGGTGATGGTCTGATTGCCGGTCTGGGTGTAGTCACCCTCGTGGGTGATCGGGCCGACGATGTGCAAGCCGCCTTGGCTGATGATTTGCGTGGTGCCGGCACCGGGCAGAACCGCGCGCAGGTGATGGGCCACACAGTCGTACTCGATGACCGCGCCGTCTGCGTAAGTGCGCCGATGCAGGCCGGCACGCTCACCGTTGGCCGGGTTGTCGCTGCTGTACACGCCTGTCAGGACGACACCGTTGGCCAATTGGCCGGACGGACTTAACAGCACCACCTGTTCGTTCTCGCTGGGTGGGTCCCACGCTTTGTCGTCGCCGGCACGCACGGCGATCCACGGCAACCAACCGGTCAGCAGCTTTCCGGTTTGCACGCGCACACGCGGCGGCGTCATCTGCACCTGGGCGATGACGCCGAAGCGGATGAGGTTTTCAATCAGGCGGGAAAGGTCAGCGATGTTTGTCATGGTGCCGATGTTCGGGCCACGCGTACGCGAATGCAGCTCTGATGAGTTGTAGCGACGTTCTTTACAGCGAGAGGTGCGCGAGCAGGGCGTCGCGGATCAGGTCATGGTCAGCGTTGCTGAGGCCCAGCACTTCGCGCTTGGCGTAAGGCGTGTCCGGCGCGCCGGGCTGCGGTCGGTCCTTCAAACCGTGCTGGTGAACCCGCGCAATGCGCGCGATGCGGCCGGTGAAGCCGACGCTCACGGCATTGGCGTCACCCTTGGCTTTGAGATACGCCACTTTGCGGATCTTCTGGAACATGCCGACCTTGCGCCGGATGCGGCCCTGCTTGCCGCGCAGCTTCCGGGGTTTTCTCGGGGCGTATTTACTGCCGTCCGGATTTCTCTGGCTTTGCACTCGCTGCTGCTGATTGCGCCGCAGTTGCTGGGCCAGGCTGCGGGCCAGCTTGCTGCGCTCGGTGGGTTCGAGCTTCTGCAGCAGCGGCGCCGCCCAGTCCTCGAGGGCCTCCAGGTTACTGGCCATCGGCGGGTATCCAGTTCGGATCGAGGTTGGCCGCCACCTGCATCGGCTCGCCGGCATGCTTGATGGTGGTCTTGCCTTGGGCATCGGTGCCGACGATGACCCGCTCTGTCAGTGCCAGGGTCAGACTCAGGTCGACCTTGTTCTTGTCCAGAATATCCGCCTCGAACTGGATGCCGTTCTTGACCTTATCGAGGTTCTCCAGCAGCTCGGGTTGGTGGACGCTGACCCAGCCGAGCAGGGGCAGCACCACACTGTCCGGATGCCCGGCAAAGTCGGTGAGGATGATTTGCAGGTCAAAGCTGTATTCGAACGACAGGCTGGGCGCGGCGGTGCAGCGAATCTTGCCGTTGTCGATGAAGATCAGCAGGCGGTCAGGGTTGAGCTGGAGGTCTGGCATGGTCGCGAGCAGGTGCTTGCGCAGGCTTTCGTGTTTGTTCATAGGGGACCTGTTGGAGGCTGACCATGTCCATGATGGTTGCATCGCGCCAGTAACCCACGTACTCGATGGGACTGTAGGGCGGAGGCGGTTGATCTGGGAATAGGCGTTTCGGTTCGAAGTACTCGACCTGCATGATAATTTTGCCGAACCAGCCTCGGCGCCATGACGTTCTCCCGGAGAGTTGGCCAAGGGCGGTCGGGACTTGGTGCAGGGTGTTCATGCCAGGAACTCTCCGAGGATCCACAGGCGGAATTCCTCGGGGGAGTACTCTTTCCGTGTATTGGTAAACCAGTTGTCTGGCCGCAGACCGAAAAACCATAAATGCCGTTCGAAGTGCTGACCGTTAGCCTCCAGCAGTTTCATCAGCACATCATCTTCAGCGAACTCCGCACCCAGCATCCTGACCGTCTTGGGCGACGTCGAGTAATAACCTCCGATGCGGATCACGGTGGATTTGAGCCATTCGAACTCGTCGTAAAACCAGACGGCGTCCTCCAGATCGACGTCAGGGGCAGGCTCTTCACCGTCGGCCAGCACAATGACGCCCGGCATCTGCCGACGCACATCCTGCGCCATGGAACTGACAAAAATCACGGTTCTGCCCTGAGCTTTGAGCGTGTTGGCCAACCGGACCAGGCGCGTGGTCTTGCCGGTCTGACGAGGCGAGATTTCGAGGTAGGCAATTTGTGGGGTCATGTGCGGTACCAGCCAAGTTTGTTCATGGCCGCCGTGTCGAGTTGCTGGAGGGGGCCACGCACGATCACGGCGCGGCAGCCGTTCATCATCTGCAGGGCTTCGCCCAGCAGCTGCATGTCTTCGTGTTCAGTGGATGCAGGCACCACTAGCAGGTCTCCGTCTTCAACCTTGAGTTTGCGCACGGCTTCGTAATCGATCATGCCGCCACCGCCTGACCGCAGCCGCAGTCAGCGTGGCGCTCATAGGCGCGCTGGAGCTTGATGTCGTAGAGGTTTCGCTGGTACGCCGGGCCGTTGTAGATCTTGGCGAACTCGGCCCATTTACGGCCCTTCAGCGCCTTGTACAGGGCCGGATCGGTCTCGATGAAACGCACGAAGGCATCAAACTGCTGCGATTCGCCGGCGCTCATGGCCGCGACGAAGTCCTGCACACTGCTGTAGCCCAGGCGCTGCCAGTGGTAACCCATGATCTGGAACGCGCCCCAGGACGCAGACTCCAGCGCGGCGATCTCATCGATCAGGCGAGCGTTGCTCAGACGCTGATGCTCGGCGGTACCGCCGGCATAACCGCCGTATTTCGGGTTGACCAAGGCCGGGTGAAGTAAGGCGAGCTGGTCGGCATGACGCTTGCGTTCGGCCGGGTCGTCACCTTCGTTTCGAACCGTTGACAGTCGACGGTGCATGACATGGCGTTCGAAGAGGATCACCGGTTTGCCGTTGTCCAGGAAGCCTCGGCCGCTGGATTCCACTTCGTTGACCGCCGAAACGCTGGCCAGCGGTACATCCAGACGCTGCGCAGCGCTAACCAGGTCTGTATTTTTCAGCATCCGCCGGCAATCGCCACCGGCGAGGCTGGTTTGCGTCTTGTTGCCGGCAACGCCGTCGACCACCAGGCCGACTTTCAGTTGGTAAGCCCGCACGGCCGCTTCGGTGGCGTCGCCAAAGGCACCGTCTGCTTCGAGCTTGGCACCGTGGCGATTGAGGTTCTTTTGCAGGGTGCGTACCGCTTGGGAGCGGTCGCCGTGGCGAAGAGTGGTCATAGTTGCTCTACCTTGAGATTGAAAACTTTCTTGGCCGCCGCGCGCGTGCCCTCGACGCCCAGCAGGCCGATGACGCCGCCGAAGAAGGGCGCGGCGGATTCCGGAATGCCCAGCAACGCCAGGCCGTGACTCGCCGACAGCGCCAAGGCACCGCAGAGCGGAGCTTCGATGGCCATGCGACGCCACGAGCCACCGCCGTAGATGACGCGCAGGGCGGCGATGACCAGGGCCAGAAGGCCGGTGTAGAACATGAACCAATGCTGTTCGAGCCAGGCGGCAAGCCAGGCCCAGGTCTCTGGGCGTTCAGGCATGTGGGTTACTCCATGGGCCGGTGTGGGGGGACGCAGTGCAAAAACTCAATCCCATAACTTCACCATCTGTCGTTGCGGCGCGCTGGCTTGGGCCTCGGGCATCTGCACCGCCAATCCCTGGGGCAGGTTCGGGCCGTGATCAGCCAGACCCGGGTTAGCCTCGAGCACCGCCTCGGTTACGCCGGCGGTGCGTCCGTAATGCCTCCAGCAAAGGGCATCGACGGTGTCGCCCTGTTGGGCGCGAATGGCGATGGCCATCAGGTTTTTCCTGACGGGGATAGCCTGACATCGTCGGCAAAAACGAAAGGCCCGTCCGGGGAAACTAACGCGCCTGGGGATTCTCCAGTCTCCGGAATACGGCAGATGGCCAAGCCCAGCGGGTGCATGATTTCTTGGTTGATGCGTTTGAGCAGGCCTCGGCGGGACAGCTCGTTCCAGTCGATGCAGTCGTAATCGCTCATCAGATCAACTCCACCGTGGAGCGTGATTTGCCGAGAAAATCGCGCACAGCCCACCGCAGGTCACGGCGGTAGTCGTCGATGGTGGGCATCAGGTCTTCGGCTTTTTTGTTGCCGGCATTGGTGCTGTCGTAAGAGCGATAGCGCTCGCAGACTTCGGCACCGGTGCCCGCCTCGATCGCCCGGCGGTAGAGGTGCGCTTTTACCGACACCTCCTGAATACGATCGCCAGGCACATCATCCAGCGTGGCGAAGCCGGCGGCCTGCTGCGCGGCTTTCCATTCGCGCAACTCTTGATTGAGGTTGATCGCGGCGGCGATCACCGCAGTCTCCAGCCGGGCCGGGGTGACGCTGTCGTCAATGCGCAGGCTCGCACGCAGCGCCTGCAGATCGATCGATGGCCAGAAAGGATCGGTGTTGATGTGGCCGCCACTGACTGGGCCACCCGCTACAAATGCGCTCATAGGACGACACTCGGAAATAAGTCGCCGGTGGTCGGGGCTTCACGTTCAGGTGTAATGACCTGGCCGATCCGCCCCGAGCCGGCGGGGGTGCGTGGGACGCTCGGTTAACTGCCCGGGGCAGTGTGTTTCTTGAGGAGGCGCTCGACGCGCTCCAGATCTTTCTTGCCGCCGCAATTGGTGTGCAGCTCAATGGCGCGGCCCAGGTGGGTCTTGGCCAGCTCCAGGGGTTGCATGGCGCTGCTCGCCGGCATGTCATCCTTCACCTGCGCCGAAACCGCCTTGCCAATGGCCAGGTGCAGTTTGGCTTTGGCCTGATCCGGCATGTCTTCCTTGCCGGCGATTTGCTCGGTGCGCAGCAACAGTTCCAGGTCAAAGGTGCCACCGGCCTTCTGCGTCTTCAGGGCCACTTCGGCAATTTCCTCCGCGACGATGGTGCCGGTGGTGCGTTCGAATCGATCCGGCATCAGCAGCGCGTGAGTGATCACGTAATCGGCAATGTCCAGGGCTCCGGCAAAATCGCCGGCATCCATCCGCCAGACCATCAGGGTGGTCAGTACCTGGTCTTGTGCGCCTTTGCCTTCGGCCAGCGCACCTTCCACATAGGGCACATATTCGGGCAGCAGCTGTCGCTTGAGTTCCGCTTTGCCCTCGGTCGACTGCACCTGTTTCAGGCGCAAGTAATCCTGCTGCAGTTTGGCCAGGTGCAGCTCATAAACGGTGCAGCCTTCCATGGTCATGGCAGGGCCGGCCACGGCAGCCGCCGCTTCGGCTGACGTGACGCGTTGAAAGTGACGTCGGCAAGGATTGGTCATGATCGCCGGCCTCAGCTCAGGGTGATGTTTTCGGCCATGGCGGCGCAGCCCAGGTCTTCGATCACATAGCTTTCATTGACCGACTCGAAGTTTTCGATGCGGTCGCGTTTGGCGTTGTCGACGACGGTGCGCCGGCGGGTGTTTTCCTGCCAATACAGCGACAGGTTGTCCAGACGGGTCACCAGCAGGCCGTTGGCCGGGAAGTGTGGAACACGCACCGCCGGCAGGTTGCCAATGCGCTTCTGGCTGGTGACGATGTCCGCCGCAAGCATCTCGGTCGGTGCCTGGGTTTGGTTGATGATCGGGAAGTACTTGTCGGCCAGCAGCTGGCGACCGCAGATCACCACCAGCTCAGTGTCCTCCTGGTACCAGGGCTCGATGAACTCGTTGACCATGCTGACCACCAAGGCGTCGATGTTCTCAAAGTCCTTGCCGCTGCCGATCTCGATCTTGCCGCTGCCGTCTTTGACCTCCTGCAGCACGCGCGCCGCGTTTTCCAGACGCATTTTTTGCAGCCAGCCAATGTTGACGTCCTGCAGCAGCTTGTGGAGATCCGGGTTGGAGGTAGCCGCACGATGGGTGCCGTTCCAGCCAATCATGATGCGGTTGAGCGCCTGGGCCTTGATGATTGCGTCGCGCAGACGGGCCTGAAAATCCTTGAACTTGGCCCACTGGTCGAGCTTCTGGTAACGAATACCGGTGTCGAAGTTGGTCTGGGTGCAGGTGTACCCGCGATCGTCGAGGCTGCTCGGGTCGCGCGGTTCGCGATCCTTGACCTTGGTGTCGGTGGTACTGGCAATGGTGCCGTCGATGCCCATGCCGATCTTTTCACCCGACTGTTCCGGAACGCTGTAGACGTTGATCGAGCTGAGAAAAGCGCTCGATTCCTGAATACGGGTTTCCAGCGTCTGGGCGACGCTCGGCGCGGCGGTGAATTTGGTGGTGACGTCGCTCACACCGTGCAGTTGCGCGAGTTGTTGCAGGTAAGCGTTGTACAGGACGCGGGTATCGTTACGCATGGGGTTCTCCGATGTTCCTTGGCGGGGTCTGGCCCGAGATATAAATCAGCAGTCGGTGACGAGTTTGCCGTCGCCACCGGTCGCCGCAGGGCGAGCGCTGAACTGCGAAGTCGAACCGGTGGTGTCCGGGGTGTGGGCCAGCGTTTTGAGCAGATCGGCAAAGTCGCTGGACAGTTTGTCGAGTCCGCCCTGCAGCCTTTCGCGCGCAGACTTTTCAGCGCTGAAAGCCTCGTTTTGATTGGCGACGTGCTCGGCCACCGCTTCGATGGCTTCGCCGAGTTCGCTGAACAGCGCCGCGTCTTTGCCTTCCTTGTCTTTGGTCTTACCGAGCATTTCCAGAACGCGGGTGAACAGGCCTTTGACCTGGCCGCTTTCGTCCTCGACTTCTTCGAATTCCAGCTCGATTTCAACGGCCTCGGAAAACAGGTTGTCGGGGTCGCGTTTGCGGCTGGCCAAGGGGTTGTTGCCAGGATGTTGAGCGCTGAAGGTCAGCATCTCGGTACCCAGGCTGGCCGGGGTGTCGGTGACCGCGATGCCGTCCAGGTAAGCGCGCCCGGTGTCGGCGAACTTCGGACGCAGCTCGATGCTGGTGAACATTTTCTGCCGCGCCTTGTTCATGGCGACCAGATCAGCGGTGGGCTCGATTTGCGCAAACAGGGCCAGCTTTTTCGCGCCGGCGATCTCGACCTCCTCGGTCTTCAATGCGACCACGTCGCCGTACGCACGAAACGGGCTGTCGGGCAGCAAGCTGCGCATGTGCTCGATCCACACCCGAGCACCGTAGGTGTTCTGGCTGTAAGTCTCAGCGGCATCAACCAGCCATTGGCGTTCGATCTGGCGGCCGTCGGTAGTGGCGCCTTCAACGGCGACGCGGAAAAACTTGGAGCGGTGTTTCTTGGCAGGGGTATCGGTTTTGCCGGCCATGCGTGAATCCTCAGAGCGGTGGCTGTTTACCTTGGCGAGGAACGCATGGTGTTGAACGCGAGCCGGACGGGCAACGAGCCGCCGTTGTAGACGCGGGGATTACAAGCGCCGGCGCGGGCACTGTTCGCGCGCGGGCGGCAGCATTCGCACCATGAATGCCACCGTCGAAATACCTACCGACCACCGCCGCCATGCCAAGCACTTGTATTGGCAGGGCTATCGCGTGTCCGAGATTGCCGAGCTGATCGGCGAGAAGGAAAAGACCCTGCACAGCTGGAAGGCCCGCGACGAGTGGGATCGGGCCACCCCGCTGGAACGTATCCAGGCGGCAACCGAAGCCCGCCTGGTGCAACTGATCCTCAAGGATCCCAAGTCCGGATCGGACTATAAGGAAATCGACCTGCTGCACCGTCAGCTGGAACGCCAGGCGCGTATTCAGCGCTTCAACGACGGCGGTACCGAAACCGAGCTGAATCCGAAGCTGGCCAAACGCAATGAGGGGTCGAAGACGGCGCCCAAACGCAATGTGTTCGATGAAGAGCACATCGAAAAGCTGACGGAAGCGTTCCTCGACGGTTGTTTCGGTTACCAACTGGACTGGTACAAGGCGGGCAATCAGCGCACCCGTACCATCCTCAAATCCCGGCAGGTCGGGGCGACGTACTATTTCGCCCGGGAAGCGCTGCTCGATGCGTTGACCACCGGGCGCAACCAGATCTTCCTGTCTGCCTCGAAAAATCAGGCGCACATCTTCAAGGCCTACATTCAGGCGTTTGCCCGCGAGGTGGTCGGTGTCGAACTCACCGGCGATCCGATCATTCTGGGCAACGGCGCCGAGCTGCATTTTCTCGGTACCAACGCCCGAACCGCCCAGGGCTACCACGGCAACTTTTACTTCGACGAATTCTTCTGGACGTTCAAGTTCAAGGAATTGAACAAGGTCGCCAGTGGCATGGCGATGCAGAAGCAATACCGGCGCACCTACTTTTCCACGCCCTCGAGCATGGCGCACGAAGCCTATACGTTCTGGACCGGTGAGCGCTTCAACAAGGGCAAACCGGTCGCGCAGCGGATCAAGATCGATGTGTCGCACAACGCGCTGCAACAGGGTCGATTGTGTGAGGACAAGGTGTGGCGGCAGATCGTCACGATTCTGGACGCAGAAGACCGTGGCTGCGACCTGTTCGACCTGGACGAACTGCGCCAGGAATACGATGCCGAGGCCTTCCAGAACCTGCTGATGTGCCAGTTCGTCGACGACGGGGCGAGCATTTTTCCGCTGGCCATGTTGCAGCCGTGCATGGTCGACAGTTGGGATCTCTGGGCCCTGGACTACAAACCCTTTGCCGCAAAGCCGTTTGGCGATCGACAGGTCTGGTTGGGCTACGACCCTGCGGAAAATGGTGACAGTGCCGGTCTGGTGGTGGTGGCCCCGCCGCTGGTGCCCGGGGGCAAGTTCCGGGTCCTTGAGCGCTTTCAGTTTCGCGGCCTGGACTTTGCCGCGCAGGCTGAGGCCATTCGCCAGATCACCAAACGCTATTGGGTGACCTACATCGGCATCGACATCACCGGCATGGGCTCGGGCGTGGCCCAGCTGGTGAAGCAGTTCTTCCCGAACATCACCACCTTCAGCTATTCGCCGCAAATCAAAACCGACCTGGTGCTCAAAGCCTACGACGTCATCAAAAACGGCCGATTGGAGTTCGACGCCGGCTGGATCGACATGGCTCAGTCGCTGATGGCGATTCGCAAAACCGTTACCGCCTCCGGGCGCCAGTTCACCTACACCGCCGGTCGCACCGACGAGACTGGCCACGCTGACCTGGCTTGGGCGCTGTTTCACGCCTTGCAACACGAACCCCTCGAAGGGCAAACAACCGCAAATACCGGATTTATGGAGTCGTATTGATGAGCATAAACAAACGCGAAGACAACTTGGCCATCCCCGAGTCTCTAACCGAGAGCGAACTATTGCCCGCTCAACGGGGCCCTGTTGAGGCGTTAACTGTCACTGATCCTGAGCCGATGCTCGATAACCGAACGATCTCCGACTACGTGCAGACCTGCATGGTCGACAGCTGGAACCTGTGGGCTCAAGACTACCGCCCGTTTGCCGCGCGCCCGTTCGGTGATCAGCAGGTCTCGGTTGGCTACCATTCCGAAAGTCTGGTGGTGATTGCCCCGCCAAAGGTAACCTGCCGTAAGTTCAGGGTCCTCGAGCGGCACGTGTTCCGTGGCATGAGTTTCGCCGCCCAGGCAGAGGCCCTTCGCCAGATCACCCTGCGTTACCGGGTTACCTATATCAGCATCGACATTACGGGCATAGGCGCCAGCGTGGCCCACCTGGTGAAGCAATTTTTCCCTGATGTCACCACTTTCCGCTATTTGCCAGAAGTCAGAACCAAATTGGTGTTGAAGGCCTGCGACGTCATTAAAAACAGGCGTCTTGAGTTCGACACGGACTGGATCGAGATGGCGCAATCCCTGGTGACCGTCTTCGAGGCTGTTACGGCCTCCGGGCGCCAGTCCACTCAGACCGCGGGTCTCACCGACGCAACCGGCCATGCCGATTTTGCCTGGGCACTGTTTCACGCCTTGCAGCACGACCCCCTCGAAGGGCAGGCCTCGACGAACACCAGGTCTGGGAGTCCTACTGATGAGCAAGCGTAAGCAAGGCACCCAGCTGGCCACTACCCCAGCCCCCATTGAGGGCGAGCTGCTGCCGCCGGCGTCGGGACCTGTTGAGGCGTTCACCTTCGGTGACCCCACGCCCGTGCTCGATGGCCGGGAGATCCTCGACTACCTGCAGTGCTGGGCCAATGGGCGCTGGTTTGAAACACCGATGTCCATGGAGGGCCTGGCCAAAACCACACGGGCCAGCGTGTACCTGCAGTCGGGACTGAACTTCAAGCGCAACATGCTCGCGCGCACCTTCATCCCCCACCGGCTGTTGAGCCGTCAGGCCTTTGAGCAGTTCGCCCTGGACTGGCTGTGGAGCGGCAACTGCTACCTGGAAAAGCGCACCAACATGCTGCGCAGCACCATGGGCCTGCTGCCACCGCTGGCCAAGTACATGCGCCGAGGCGTGGACCTTGAGACCTATTACCAGGTACGCGGCTGGAAGGACGAACACGCCTTTGCGCCTGGCTCGATCTGCCACCTGCGCGAAGCCGATATCAACCAGGAGATCTACGGCCTGCCGGAATGGCTGGCCGCGCTGCAGAGCGCGCTGCTCAACGAGAGCGCCACGCTGTTTCGGCGCAAGTACTACAACAACGGCAGTCACGCCGGTTTCATCCTGTACATGACCGACGCGGCGCAGAAAGAGGAGGACATCGAGGCGCTGCGCACCCAGCTGAAGAACTCCAAAGGGCCGGGCAACTTTCGCAACCTGTTCGTTTACGCGCCCGCCGGTAAGAAAGACGGCATCCAGCTTATTCCGGTCAGCGAGGTGGCGGCCAAGGATGAATTCAGCTCGATCAAGAACATCAGCCGCGACGACATGCTCGCGGCGCTGCGCATTCCTCCGCAGCTGATGGGCATCGTGCCGCAGAACGCCGGCGGCTTTGGTTCGCTAAGAGAGGCGGCCGAGGTCTGGGCGGTCAACGAGCTGGAACCGCTGCAGGCACGCTTGGCCCAGGTGAATGACTGGCTGGGCGAGGAGGTGGTGCGCTTCAAGCCCTTTGAGCTTCCAACAGGAACCAAGTAATCGCCCCGCGCAGCGGGGCAACACGTAAATCAACATCATCGTCGAAATAAGGGCAATTTTTGAGCACACCCATTATCCCGTGGATGGGCGGCAAGCGCCGTCTGGCAGACCGTCTGATTCCACTGTTTCCACCCCATGAATGTTATGTCGAAGTCTTTGCCGGCGGCGCCGCGCTCTACTTCATGCGGCCCCAGGCGGCGCCGGTAGAAGTCCTCAACGACATCAACGGCGACCTGGTGACGTTGTACCGCGTGGTGCAGAACCACCTGGAGGAGTTTGTGCGCCAGTTCAAGTGGGCACTCAGCTCCCGCCAGGTGTTTGAGTGGCAGAAGATGACCCGGCCGGAAACCCTCACCGATATCCAGCGCGCTGCGCGCTTTTTCTACCTGCAGCACCATGCGTTCGCCGGCAAGGTCAGTGGGCAGACTTTTGGTACTGCCACCACGGCCCCGGCGATCAACCTGCTGCGGATCGAGGAAAACCTGTCTGCAGCCTGGCAGCGGCTGTCGGGCACCTATGTCGAGAACCTGGGCTGGCTTGAATGCGCCGAACGCTACGACCGGCCGCACACCTTCCATTACATGGACCCGCCTTACTGGCAGACCGCAGGCTATGGGGTGGACTTTCCGTTTGAGAACTACGAGCGGATGGCCGACTTCATGCGCCGCTGCAAGGGCAAGGTGATGGTCAGCATCAACGACCACCCGGACATCCGGCGCGTGTTTGAGGGGTTTCATTTCGAGACGTTGGACATCCGCTACAGCAGCACCAACCAACGCCAAGGCAAAGCTGAGGTCAGCGGCGAACTGGTGATCATGAACTGGGAGCCGGCAGCGCTGGGCCAGTTGTTTTGAACTAATGGCGTGCCGCATCCTGAGCCGCCCATGAGGCGGCTTTTTATTGTCCTGCTCGTCTCAGGGTTCAAAGCCTAAGACTCCAGCGTCAATGCGCAGCAATAGGCTGGATGGCCAGCCTCAAACCCATGGCGCGCAAGATCGCGCTTAGGCTGCTGACGGCGGGATTTCCCTCGGCTGACAGCGTTCGGTAAAGCTGGTTTGGGTTCAGGTCAGCTGATTTAGCCACACCTCGGACGCCACCAAAGGCGTCTGTCATTTGGCGTAAAGCAATCAGCAGTTCGCCCTGCTCGCCGTCCTCGAGGATGCTGTTCAGCAGCTCCACGGCATAGGTCGGATCTTTGCGGAACACATCGGCCATTGCCGCGTCATGTGATCTGTCTTTCAT